ATGGCAATTAATGGAAAATGGAGGTTTTGAATGCACAACAGTATTAATATCTAGAGGTGAGGTTATTTCAACTTTAAAATTAAGTAGTAATGGACCATCTTTTGTATCAACATTAGATGCTTCAACTTCTACTCCACCATTATCTTTGTTTGAATCATTAATGTTGAATTATTCAGCTGTAATTAATGAAAAAGAATTTTCAAATAATAATCCAAACTCAGTAGGACAATTTGCTACAACAGCTAGTGCTGTAACTAACACATCAGTGACTGATTTTGTAAATGATTTTAAAAATAGACTTGAGTATCCTTTATACGCTATTTCAGGTCCATCAGTAGCATTATATAATAAAACAATACAAAGTACTTTGTATCCATCAGATGGAAATACTAGACAATTTGGTAAATTTCTTTTAACAGATGGTAATACAGATAGTGGAGTTGGTATTGAATATATTAAAATGGATTATTTTATAGCTCTTTTAAATTTATATTTTAATTTTAAAGATGCTAATAATAAAACTATATCACAAATATTAATACCAAATGACACACCTTGTTTAGCTAGTAAAAACTCAGTTTCAATAGATCCAAGTACATGTATTATATATAATAGTAAAGCTACTTTTATAACAGGTTTACCTCAAGGTGCTTTACCAAAAACAATGGTTAAATATGATCCTACCACTAATTTATATTATTATGATAATGATGCTTCAGTAGGTGATGAGCAATTTTTAAACTCAGATGGATTAGGTAAAATAGGTAATATTTTTATAGCTATACCTAAAATACTTGAAATATATCGCTCTGAGTCAGGAGGTACTACTGATGTTTCAGTTATATCTTTTTTAAAAACATTACTAAATAAAATATCTCAGGCTTTAGGTGGAATAAATGACTTTCAATTATATACAACTAAAAGTTCAGCTCAAATAATTGATGTTAAATATTTAGAAAAAGGAGCAGGTAAAACAAAATATGAGTTTGATTTATTAGGACTAAAAAGCATATGTCGAGATGTTAAAATAACATCTAGAGTATTTGAATCTCAGTCTACTATGATGGCTATAGCAGCTCAATCAGGTAATGCTAATGTAGGTGACTTATACTCATCAACTCAAAATTATTTTAATCGTGGATTAAGAGATAGAGTAGCACTTGATAAAGTAATATGGAATGATAAATCCCTAACTTACTTAGCTTATATAAAGAAAATATTTACTAATTTAGTTGTATTACAAAATTACATTAATAGTAAATGTATAGGAGTTGATGTTTCACCAAATATAGGAAAAATAACTTATCCAACTCCAACTGAAATATCTAATGCTTCATCTTTATTAAAAACATTTTATCTTCAATTAAATGGAGATGATATAAATTTCAAAGCTATTATTCCATTTGAACTAGAAATAATATTAGATGGTATAGCTGGTTTAGTACAAGGACAGATTTTTAAAATTAATAAAAACATATTACCATCTCAATATAGTAATAGTAATATAGGATTTATCATAACAGGATTATCTCATAGTTTGCAAAATAATGACTGGACAACAGTGGTTAAAACTCAGGTTTGTCTTCTAGATAATGAAAATATTAAACAAGAGTTAGTTGATTTAAATAAACTTAATGAAGAATTAGGTAAACTTATTGAAAGAAGAGAATCTAATATTATTTTATGGAGTGTGTTAGCTGATTATATGGTTAAAATATCTTTAGATGTTTATGGTTATACATTAGCTTATATAAATAAAACATCTTTAGCTGATATTACTGGTGATGAGACTGTTTTTGGTTTAGAAATTTCAAAAAAGACACCTAAACAATCAGAATTAACTTGGAGAGATGTGACAGATGCTTTAGCAGATGCTGGGGCTAAGTATTTTAATGAATCAGATAAAGACCATTACTTTTTTGCTTATAATACTTATGGAAGACGTGGTGGTGATACTTATCCATTAGCGCTTGTAAATTCAACAACATTTGGAGATATATTTGAACCAGATGTAGCTAAATATTATACTAATGTTTGGAGACCAGCCGCTATAGCTAAAGCAACCAATGATGGAAACACTGATTTAGTTACAAAACTAAATAATTTCAAAACACTTGATGATGTTAGAGCGTTAGCTGAAATAACAGTAAATGGAAAAAACATAACTACATCTGTTCCTGTAACAATACCTAATCTTGATAAATTTTTATCATTTCCATTAAAACTTAAATCATCACCAAATGATTATTTAAAAGATTCATTTGTATTTAGAAGTCCAGATTATGTTGAATTTACTAAAAGTAATACAACTCCTACCCCTGCCACTGACGGTAGTATTGTACAATATACTTTTAATAATAATGCTTTAGTACAAGATGGGCTTTTCATATCAACATCAGATCCACAAACTTTTTATTATAGATTTCCAAAAAATAATAGTGATTTATTTAAAATATATTATAATTATATAGTGGACTCTGGATTTTTTAATTTAGAAGCTCAATTCCAACCAAGTAAAACAGAATTAAACGCTGGAAAAGTATTTTCTATATATTAATCATGTATATACCAGTATCAAATATTATATCTAGTGGATTTACTAATGGAGGAGACTTTATTATTAAGTCAAATGGCCAAGCCTATAGCGGATATTATTTTACAACTACTGATAATAAATTTTATACTGGAAAAATATGGACTGAGAGTAGTGTTGAATTAGAAAGTTTATCTCAATCATTAAGTAATGCTAATATATTTGGGGGTATTTATTCTACACTTAATCCAAACTCATTACCTAAAACAGCATTCACACCTGATTTTATAATGCCTACACAACAGGATTATAATAATGGTTATTTTATACGATATATATTAAAACCAACTATTAGTTCTCAATTAAATAATTTTATTGAAGTAAAATCTGATAAGTATAACCAAGTGGTTCAAAGCAATGACTTGCAAACATTATATAAATTTGCTAATGTTGTTTGGAAACTAACAGGCCCATTATATGACACTTACAAAGACAATATCAGAATAGCCTCAGGCATAATTGACACTAATAAAAGATCAATTCAAGAGGCTGAAAAATTCATACCTAACTTATCTTTATATTTCACAGACTTAATCCAGTTTGGTAAGCCAAGTTAACCTTGTTATATTTAACCTATAATAAAGGTTATGTATTACATTGTTGAAACAGAAGAACAACTTAAATACTTAGGCAAACCAGAATCAAACAAATGTTTTGTTAATATTATCACAACAAATGATAATCGCCATCCTTCTTTAACTAAACCATGTTTAGTATATTATAATGATGGAGAAAAAGGTTATATATTACCTATCGACCATAGTGAAGCATTTAAATTAGATTGGTTAACAGTCAAACAATTTATATATAGCATTGAGAAAGTATATGTGTTAGACAAGAAATTTCATTTGTATTTCTTATCAGGTGATAATTTAATTGATGTTAATTTTAATGATTATATTGATGAATCACAATTTGATACTAAAGTACATATTGACTTTAATCGTGAAAAATATTATATAAATGAATTAAACACACTGATACCAATACCTAAACATTATGAGAAATGGGAAAAAATATACACTAGTGTGATAGATAAATTACTTCTTTCTAAGTGGCATGGTGACAATTCATTTTTAAATTCTCATTATACTGAAGTATTTTATCAGATTGAAAAAAACGGTATAGGAATTGATCCACGTAAGTTTAACAAGCACTTTGAAACTACTTGGAAAGATAATTCGATTTACGGGAATACAGTTTATACACAATATAATTTATATAATGTAACTACTCGTCCTTCAAACGCATTTAATGGCGTTAATTTCGCGGCTTTACCTAAGGACGGCGCACGTGAATCATTTGAACCAAATAATTATATATTTGTTGAATTTGATTATAGTGCTTACCATCCACGAATTATTGCTAAGGCAATTGGTTATACATTTGAAGGTGAACCATATGATGAAATACCTAAAGAAATAATGTTTCAAAACATATATGGTGGTATTAGAGATGAATATGCATGGTTTCCATTTTTTAGTAAACTAAATGAGTGGTTAGATAAACAATGGCAGGATTTTAAACATACCAACCATTTAAAATTACCTAGTGGTCCTAATATATGGGCTGGTCAAATAAAAGAACCAAATAAAAATAAAATATTAAGCTATCTAATCCAGGCTTACGAAACATATTATAACACAATGACATTACAGCGTGTGTTAAAACTACTATATAGTAAAAAAACTAAAATAGTATTATACACATATGATTCAATATTACTGGATGTAGCTAAAGAAGATATTAAACTATTACCAAAAATTAAACAAGAATTAGAAGCTGATAGTTTTCCAACTCGCATGAGTATTGGCGAGAACTATGGTGCTTTAATTAAAAAATAACATATTTATGACATGGAATTTAACAATAGAGGAATTGGCAAACAAGTTATTCGCAACCTTCTCAAAGAAGGAAGACATAAATCAAACAATTGAGGTTATTACAGCCCGCTATTCTATCTTATTCAATAAAATTTTTATTTTAGAGTCTAAGGATAGTGATGAATTTATCTGCACATATAATATTGATCCAGGTAATTTAAGTACAACCACTGTATTACCTAATACTATATTATTACATCGCAAGAAAGAGTCAAATACATTATATACTATTAACGCTTTGAATACTTTAATCAAAACGTTGAATAATGGTTACGCTGATCCTAATTATAAAGTTGAGTGGAACGATTACAAGAATACCATTTTATTAACAAACGGTCCAGATCTTCGCAAGTTAGAAACAACTATCTATAAGATAGTTAATCTCTAAATATTTATTATTATGAAACTAATAGACATTTTAAAAGAAGCAGTTGATCCATTTTCTCAATATAAGCTTTTATCTAAAAAAAGAGAAAGAGATATGTTTGGATCTTCTACTATATATGAATATCTTTTAAATGATGAAGATTATAAAACACCATCAGGTTTAAAATTTAATTTAAAAACTATAGGTTATGCTATGGCTGAGGGAAGAGAAAAAAATCTTTACCATATAAAAACAGATGTTTACTATAAAGGAAAATTACTAACAGAACCTAGTGGTATTCCTGGAGCACGTGATGTAGTTTTTTCTGTTAATAAAGCTAAGAAATGGCTAGATAAGAATGGAGAAGATTTTATTAAAGGAAAAAAATATCAATACAAAAGTACTTAATAACAAAATAGAGCCTTCAGAAATGAAGGCTCAATTTAACCTAAGTTTGGCCTTCGGCTAATCTTATCTTATATTTAATTCTAAAATAATAAACAGTTATGGATTTAGCACAAATCAAGCAACGTATGCAATCGTTGCAAAACAAAGGTAAAGGCGGCGGAAACAAAGATGACCGTGCCAAGAATTTCTGGGTTCCACCAGTTGGTAAATCAGTGATTCGTATTGTTCCATCTAAATTCAACAAGGCAAATCCGTTCAAAGAAGTAATGTTCCATTATGGTATTGGAAACAAAACCATGTTGTCATTAACTAACTTTGGAGAAAAAGATCCAATTGTTGAGTTTGCACAGCAACTTCGTAAAACTAGTGACAAAGAAAATTGGTCATTAGCTAAGAAGATTGAACCTAAAATGAGGGTGTTTGTACCTGTTATTGTCCGTGGTGAAGAAGACAAAGGTGTTCGCATGTGGCAGTTTGGTAAAGAAATGTATCTCGAATTGTTAGGTATTGCTGAAGATGAGGATATCGGAGACTACACCGACATTATGGAAGGTAGAGATTTAACAGTTGATACAGTTGGTCCTGAAGTTACAGGTACTAAGTTCAACAAATCATCTATTCGTATTAAACCGAAAACTAGCCCATTGACTGAAGACAATGAAGTTATTAAGAAATGGATTAGTGAACAGCCTGATGTTTTATCACTCTATAAAAAGTATGAGTTTGATGAAATGAAGACTATGTTAATGGAATGGTTAGAACCATCTGAGGACAATGGTGAAGAAACAACTGAAGAAGTTACTGAAACACCAGTACAAGAAGCTCCTAAGGCTAACTATACCCTTAACACTAAGAAAAAAGGGTTTGATGAAGATGAATTTGATGAACTATTTAACAAGTAATTAAAATGGCTAAATCTGCTAAAAGTGTAAATGCAAGTGTATCACAAGCAATTAAGGGTACATTTGATCTTGATAAGTTCAAGAAAACTAAAAAGCTAGACCAATCGTCTAACTTTAAAACCCAAAAGTGGATTCCATTTTCACCAGCTGTACAAGACGCTCTCTCAATACCAGGCGTGCCTATGGGACATATTACCATAGCTAGAGGCGGCTCGGATACAGGTAAAACAACATTAATGATTGAAACAGCGGTGAATGCTCAGAAAATGGGCATTCTACCGGTGTTTATCATTACTGAGATGAAATGGGATTTCGCTCATGCTCAAAAAATGGGCTTTCAATGTGAAGCTGAAGCTGATGAAGCTACAGGTGAAGTAATAAATTACAAAGGTTTTTTTCTATATGTTGATAGATCAACTCTTAATTCAATTGAGGATGTAGCAGCATTTATGGCTGACATTTTAGATGAACAAAAGAAAGGTAACTTACCTCATGATTTATTATTCTTATGGGATTCAGTAGGTTCTATACCATGTGATATGAGTATTGAACAAGGTAAAAACAATCCAATGTGGAACGCTGGAGCAATGGCTACACAGTTTGGTAATTTTATCAATCAGAAAATCCCACTATCACGTAAAGAATCATATCAGTTTACTAACACATTCTTTGTAATTAATAAAACAGGTGTTCAACCAGCTTTAACTCCTATGAGTCAACCTCGTATGACTAATAAAGGTGGTAATACAATGTATTGGGACGCCTCAATTGTAATTACATTTGGTAATGTTACAAATAGTGGTACAAGTAAGATTCACGCTCAACATAAGGGTAAGAAAGTAGAATTTGCTAAACGTACTAAGATCGCTATCGATAAAATTCATGCTGATTGTGGAATTGCTACCACATCAACAGTAATTGTTACACCTCATGGATTCATTCCAGATGACAAAGATGATGAGAAAGCTTATAAAGCAGCTCATGCTCATGAATGGTTTGGTGAGGGAGTAAAAATTGATGAGATAAAGGTTACTGAGGATAATAGTGAGTGGGAAGAAAGTAGTAAGATATCTCCAATGATTGAAATCGATAATGACGATGAACAAGACGTTTAAAGATATACTGTCCAATATTAAGAATACTAAGCAAGAAGCCTTGTATTTAAACAGTAAGGTACTCTTAGTAGACTCAATGAATACCTTTTTAAGAAGTTTTGCCATGATCAATCATATGAATCCAAGTGGAGCCCACATCGGTGGGCTCACTGGGTTCTTAAAATCGATTGGTTTTGCAATTCGTCATATTAAGCCTACAAGAGTTATTTTAGTATTTGATGGCAATGGTAGCACTACTAATAAAAAGAATCTATACCCAGAATATAAAGCACATAGAAAACTACAACGTATAACTAATTGGGATGGTTT